GGTTCAGGCCCGCTAGAAGTTGATGTATCCATATTTGGCATTTTACTAGTATCGGGAGCACTATTAGCATAAATTTCTTGCATGAGTGGGTTCAAGATTGATTCTAGTTCTTTCTGTTTTTCATCATATACTTCCTTGGTTTCATCTTGATGGTCATCTAGCCAAGACAATACCTCATCTACTTTTTCTAAACCTGGTTTGGCTTTTTCTTTCACATCTTCAGGTACCTCATCTTTTTCTAAACTGCTCTTCATATTATAGCAATAACTTTCCAAACCGTTCCTTGATTCAATAACGGATGCTTTCTTATTGTCTTCTTCTGCAAACTCTTGAGCTTCTTTGCACTTAGCTTCGATTTCCTCTTTTGACAATCTGCCTTTTTCATTTGTAATGACTATGTTATTAGATTTATTGGTTGACTTATCCATCGCAGATACATTGAGAATACCGTTTGCATCAATATCGAACGATACTTCAATTTGTGGCACTCCTCGAGGGGCAGGTGGGATTCCGTCCAATTGGAATCGTCCGAGTAAATTACAATCTTTTGTGAACTTTCTTTCACCCTCATATACCTGAATCAGTACTCCTGGTTGATTGTCTGCATATGTTGAAAACACTTGTGATTTTTTTGTTGGTATAGTAGAATTACGCTCAATCAATGGGGTCATAATTCCTCCGGCCGTTTCCAAACCAACTGACAATGGTACAACATCAATAAGTAGCAGATCATTAGTCTTTTCATCTATATCACCGTTCAAAATAGATGCCTGTACTGCTGCACCATATGCTACAGATTCATCCGGATTAATCGATCTGTTGAGTGTTTTACCGTTAAAAAACTTTTGCAACAATTCTTGTACTTTTGGTACTCTGGTTGAACCACCCACTAAAATAACTTCGTCAATTTCCGTTTTGCTCATGTTTGAGTCATTGAGAACTTGCTCTACCGGTTTTAAACAATTATTGAATAGATCTGAACATAACGATTCAAACTTGGCACGACTTAAAGACAACGAATAATCAATACCCTCGTGCAATGAATCAATTTCAATGTTTGCAGATGTCGATGAAGACAATGTCCTTTTCGCACTTTCACATGCGGTTTTCAATCTTCGCATTGCCCTAGGATTTTCACTCATGTCTTGTCTATTCTTTCTTTTGAAATCCTTGATACAGTGCTCAACAATACGATTATCGAAATCTTCACCTCCAAGATGAGTATCCCCTGCTGTTGCTTTCACTTCAAAAACACCATCTTCAATACTCAATACAGACACATCAAATGTACCTCCACCAAGATCAAAAATTAGTATATTTGTTTCTTTTGCAGATTTACGATCCATACCATACGCAATAGCAGCAGCTGTGGGTTCGTTTATAATACGAAGAACTTCAAGACCTGCAATTGCACCAGCATCTTTTGTTGCTTGGCGTTGTGAATCATTAAAGTATGCTGGTACTGTAATGACAGCTTTTGTCACCTTTTCACCCAAATATGATTCTGCTGTTTGCTTCATTTTTGTGAGAATAGCTGCAGATATTTCTTCTGCATACATTTTTTTCTCTTTACCTTCATGTTCAACTTGAATTTGTGGACGACCATCATCAGCCTTTGTCACATTGAAAGCAAAATGTTTTAAATCTTTTTGAAGTGAATCGTCATCGAATTTCTTACCAAGCAAACGCTTAGCATCATATACTGTATTCTTTGGGTTACTGGCTGCTTGATTTTTGGCAGCATTTCCAACTAGCCTTTCAGAATCGGTAAATGCAACAAATGATGGAGTCGTGCGAAATCCTTGATCATTTGCAATGATTTCTACATTTCCTTTAGTATAATATCCAACGCAAGAATATGTTGTTCCCAAGTCAATACCAACAGCTTTACCTTGTGATGTAGCCATCGTAATTATTTTGTATATAAAAGATAGCTTTATATTGATTTTATTTGTATAATTTAATTGTACTAAGATTAAATACGCTTGTATATGACTTAAATGAATGTACATAAAATATTATGCATACATGAATGGAAGTAAAATTCACCCTAAAATAAATACACAACCATTAAACCCGAACAAAACACGGAAAAAACGAAGATATCGAAAAATTGTGATTCGAAAAAAAATAAAAAAAAAGAAATCAAGCAAATTTTTATCAAAATGGCCATTTCTCCATAAATTAAAAAAAGTATACCAAAAATACAAAAAAAATAAAAAGGTCATATTTACATTTTTTTGTATAAAATTCTCCGTTTCTTTATTACTTCTGGTTTTAGAAATTGTTCTATAACAATTTTATAAAACCATTGTTGTCCGTGTAGTCTTCAAATATAACTAATTCTGCAAAATCATTCATTAGATCAGATTTAAATATCCCAATGTCTGGATATGCGTTTACCTCTATAAGATAAGGATTCAAGTCTGTATCCAAAATGAAGTCATATCCTAGAATTATAAATTTGTTGTGACTATTAAAGTTTTGAAAAAATATATTCAGTTTCTTACATATTTCTTGAATATGTATAAATACGTCATTGTAAAAAGGCATATCGATCAAGTGTTTATATGCAATAGAATTGTAAGTGTCATTATGAATTGTATTTGATAAATTTGTTTTACTGTATTCATTTTTATAAATATTGAATTTTGAATCGTTATATATATAATTATTATTGTTATAAATTAATCCATATGATCGTATAACACATTTAAACTTTTTATCGTACAAATACATATTTGGTACTTCTTCTTGAAGAATATAATGGGTATATTTTTTGTTACATATTTTGTCGAATTCCATTCTTGTTTTAATAACATAGACCTCTTCACCTGCTGAGCCTGTATGTGTTTTGAGAAAAAATATTTTGTTTTCATCGAATAAGTTGACAGGTAAAGTTTTCAAGTCAATATATGTTTTTGGTAGAAAATCGATTAAATTGTTTTTTTGTAATGTTGTATACATTAATTTTTTATTATCAATAATATTTGTGATTGTTCTAGGTATAACCATAATTGTAGCATCAATTATGTCTTTTTGTTTATACGTATCATAGTATGAAAAATCAATGTTATTATCATCATCTGTTGCCTCTCTCCATCCTTTATTTATTAAAATATTTTTAAGATGATAGCTTCTATTAATTTTAAATGTTTTCATGAATATGATTTATTATATTCACAGAAAAAATTTGCATAAATATTAGGAGGTTCGTGTTTTATATTTCATAGTTTTATCATTATTCACGTGTGTTTAACTATCCATGAATCTATATTTTGACCAATCAATGTAATAATATCAGTAAAATCATCATTAGTATTTCTCTCTTTGTTTGCATTTATGATAATTGTATTTGTAACATCTATATTTGTATATATCCAATCTTCGTGATAATCATGGCATGATTTTAAGTAAGATAATTGAATATTTTCTTCACCACTACGATTTCGTTTTTGAATTCGTTTTAAACAAACAGACGGATCTGTTCTCATATAAATTGTATAAATTGGGGGTAAATCCTTCAGAAAATAATCGTACCATTTTAAATAAATTTGATGTTCAATTTCGTTGATTTGTTTGTTGTCATACAACATTTTAGCGAATATATATTTGTCTGTATAGACAGACCTTTCTATGATAAGTATAGTATTTGGATTTTTTTCGATTGCTTTTTTTAAATTTGCAATTCTACTTATATACGCCATCATCTGAAATGAAAATGCATATTTTTCTTGATTTTTGTAAAAGCATTCCAATATAGGAGTCTTATTTTCGTCTTGTATTGTATTCCATTCATCGATCGGTTCTGGAATATACACAATATCCTTATTCGATTTAGATTCAATTTCACGAATCATTGTAGATTTTCCCGCTCCAATATTTCCTTCAATACTGATAACAATAGACATTATGAATTATGAATGATTGATAATGTTTATTGATTGGATTCAATTTTCAGAAGTATTATTTTGTTTATGGTCGATTGTTATAACCGTATTTAATACGATCTTTGTAACTTAAATAACATGGACTCAATCTAGAAGCATACATACGATTTCTTGTTAATAGTCCTGTATCTGTTAAACTATTCATTCTTTTCACTGAAAACAATTTTGATTTGCCACCCGACACACTGTTTGAACAATTTGGTAATGTTGGTTTGCCCATTCTTATAAAGTAAATAAAGATATTATATTTTTCGAATAATAATGATGTATATTGGTTTTCTTTGGTAGTATACATTTAATGCTGTGTATCTATACTATAAACCACCTCTTAATCTTAATACCAGATGGAGCGTGCTCTCCTTTTGTACATTATAATCAGCAAGAGTTCGCTCGTCTTCTAGTTGTTTTCCAGCAAAGATAAGACGCTGTTGATCTGGAGGAATCCCCTCCTTATCCTGAATCTTTTGTTTTACATTAGAAATAGAATCACTCGAATCAACATCCAATGTTATTGTTTTTCCAGTGAGTGTCTTGACAAATATTTGCATAGACATACTTAAACATATGTATCATCTAATATTTAAATCTTTTATCTAATGAACTTATTTTAACATACCGATAACATCACAATACATCAAATGATAATATCGTATATATTTTTACTCTATTTGAGAGAAACGCGTTTTTGGTAATTTTTCATTTTAGTATTTTTTTCAAAGATCAAACATGGTTTATCTCGAACTGATCTTAGTGATACATACTTGGGTAAAATGAAACTATTTGTTTTTTCTTTGGAAGGATAAATATCATTATTCAGATTTTGTACGAATTTATTCGTTTCTCTCAATTTATCTTCAATAGAGATAGAATTAAATTTACTGGAACACCAAATCTTATCTAACTTTGGATCTTGAAAAATTCTCTCCGTAGATTGTTTTCTTTATTGTAACATTCATTGTAATAAACTACATTTTTTCCAACATATTTGTGTTATTCCATTAGGTAATAGTCTCACACTTTTTTCCTTTCTCTTTTTGTATTTTCTTTAATACCATTGCAGTTTTTCTGTTGAATTTCTTGATTTACAATGCGTAAATTCGAAAACTTATTGTTGAGAGGATTTCATCAGTGTGATCTACACTAATTGTAGATGTCCCTTTTCCATTTCCAAAACAATTCGTTATGATTTGATGGATAAATATATTGCTGGTGGATTGAATGTAACAATTTTTATGTTTGCTAAATGTTATTTTTCTATTTAGCTTTGATTCATATTCAATTATACGATTATACGATTATAAGACTCTGGACATAATTCTATAATCGTATCTTTTTCGCAATACATGAGTACAATAGTTTGTCAATTTGAGTCATTCGTGTACCATAGAGGATTCTTCAATTTATTCGCATATTTACCATTCGCAACTTTGTGACATATGTTGTAATGAGTAACATTGTATTGTGAAAAAATATCAGGATGGTGTTTATGTAGAATAGTCACATTTTTTCGTCTTATGTCAAATTTATTTCCATTTATAAAATGATAAATAACATCATCTTCATAATAACCAGGTGTTCCAGATATGAAACTTTTTGATTATTTTTCATGTAATACGGAAATGTTTTAAAAGAATCTTCACGATTAAATTGTTTTTCACAATTAATTATCGATAAAAATATCACGAATATCAATAAATATATCTAAATCTCGTTTCCGTACGATTCCACATTTTTGTTCCTCACAGAAATGATATGTTGTTCGTAAAAACATACTAATCAGCATATTCTATCTTAGTATGTTTTCTTCAAAACATTTGTTACTTGAATTGATAATATCATATAATTTATTAAAATTAATTCGAATAAGCTAACCCACCCATACCACTCATAATACGAAGAACATTGTAGTTAACGGCATAAACTCTGACCTTTGCGGAAGACTTATCCTTGACCATGTTGTAAGACAAGTTAAGTTGAAGAGTAGCGTTATCAATGCGAGAGAAGTTGCATGTGCCAGATGGTTGGTGTTCTTCAGGGCGAAGAGCGAAAGAGTAGACATTGATACCGGTGTCAGGGTGTCTGGTGTGGTGTTGGTAAGGTTGGACGGTATCGAAGTAAGAACCTTCTCTGTCAGAGAAACGATCTTGTCCGTTCAATTGGAGCTTAGCAGAAACAACTGGGTTGTTACCCCAGCAGTTCATGGAGCGGGAAGTTTCGGAAACAACATACTGTGCGGCATCGGTGTAGTTGTTGAGGGATTTATCCTCTCCAACCTCTAAACCAGCGTCGTTATAAGCATCATTTTCACTCGAAATTCCCATTTGGAATGGAATTGAAGCATTCGCATTATCATTTCTGTAATCACCTACGTTAGTATATTTATTGTTTGTATTTCTGCTACCATATCCAGCGACCAATTTAGGAAGTGCATCAATGGCATCAGTATAGTTGAAAAATTGACAACCGTAAACATCTTTCACAAGAATAGCTTCTTCGTTATCTAAGGCAGGCTCGAAGTTGTTGCATTCATCAATGAGTTCATCCTTTTGGGCAACCCAGACTAATTCCTTGCAAGGGTGGTTGAAATTCAACTTGATCTTGTTAGAACTGGAAGCAACAGATTCTTCACCGGTAAATTGGAGCTGTTCAATCAAATATTCATGGGGGTTTTGGGCCATTCTGCGGCGTTCATCGGTATCCAAGAAAATGTAGTCTACAAATAAAGATGCATGTAATAAGTTAGCATTGTATGCTGTTGTCTCTTTTTTATGATCATCGCCTTTAGCAGCCCATAGACATTTCTCAATCTTGTTGAAAGTAATGTTGATCTTGACTTCGTGGTATTGAAGTGCGATCAAAGGAAGAGCCAAACCAGGGTTTCTGCAGAACCAGAATTGAAGAGGAACATACAAGGTTGTGGCAGGTAAAGCGTTGCGAGGTTCGCAAACATTGAACTTACCGTCAGCTTCACAAGGAGAGTCAATATCTGCATAAGTAGGATCGGTCAAGTAAGTCAAAGCAGTAGTGTGTCCAACCATTTTGTTGTACCCGGCTTCTTGTTCAGAAGTCATGGTCAGTTGATTCCAGATGTGCATCCATTGACCGTATTGACGATCGATACGTTGACCTCCAATTTCAACTTCAACTGTATCAATCAATTGTTCACCTGGATAATCCAACCAACGAGCATATAAATCGTTTGAGTCAGTTTTGATTTCAGGTAATGTAACTTCTAGGTATGTGCGGTAAGCTAAATCTCCGTTTCTAGAAAGAGTGCATTGGACTCTTCTGCCGAAGTCAGCGGCACCATTGAAAGTTTGCTCAATGGATTCCATAGCGAAGTTGGTATATCTTCGGTATGTAACTTTCCAAAATGTGATTTGAGGGTTAGCTGTTAAATAAACATCTTGAGCCCCATAGGCAACTAATTGCATTAAACCGCCGGCCATAGTAGTATACTATTGCATAAGATTATTTTTTTTGAAAATAACGAAAAAAAATAATGTTAATTTCCATTTTTCGAAATATGTGAAATAGTTGGGAGTTTAGTGTTTTCCTTGATAAATGCATCTGTATACGAATCCTTGAATACTTCCATTCTACCATTATGTTTTTTCTTAAAGATGTAAAACATATTTTGTTTTTTGACAGTCCATCCATTTTCAATAGCATTATGAATAAATATCATTTTTTGCATATGTTTGGAATCCATATTTAATTTCGTCAATCGATTCTATTTTTCAATTGTAAACTAATTGACAAAACACATCATATTCAAATGGTTAGTATTGACTTAAAAGGGTCTCAACATTAAAAGTATTAAAATCTCAAATTCATGCCTAGATTTAAACCAAAAACGGAGAAACATATAAAAGTAGATAAAAAATCTATACTTACAGTCGATACAAAACATGAAAGTGTGATTGATTCAATTCAAAAAGAAGAAGATACATTACCACAATTAAGAAAAATGTTGAATTTACTGCAAAAAAAATGCAAATGTAGTACGAATAAAGATGAA